CTACTGGTGCTGTTGGTAAAGTAGTCGAGTATGATGCAACAAATAAATTACTATACTGGTATCAAACACGATTCCCAGATGTTGGAACAGACTCGGACGGCAACGCAACCGCATTTAGTGGTGCAAACGCAATCACAGGTCAAACATCAAGCGCAAGTGCAACGCCAAACACAGGCAGTTCTACTGATGTGAATGGTGTATCAATCACTTCTGGTTATTCAAATCCAGAACTTGCAGCCGACTCAGGAGATATAATTTATGTTGAAGAAAGAAGTCCTATCACAAGGGCGTCTGACCAGACAGAAAATATTAAATTAATCATTGAATTTTAAATAAAGGAATACCATGCCATCTAAAACTGATTTTAATGTTAGTCCTTACTTTGATGACTATAGTGAAGATAAGAAGTTTCACAGAGTCATGTATCGACCAGCGTTTGCTGTTCAAGCAAGGGAACTAACAACACAACAATCTATAACACAAAATCAAATTGAGAAATTTGGTGACCATATGTTCAAACATGGTGCAATGGTTGTTCCTGGTCAAATTGAACCAGACTTTCATTACAATGCGGTTAAACTAACTTCGTTTAACGGAACACTAACAAATTATAACGGCAACACTTTAACTGGTGGCACATCTGGTGTTGTTGCTGATGTTGTAAATGTTGTTGCAACAGACGGTACTGACCCTGATACTTTATTTGTAAAATATAGAAATTCAGGAACAGATAACGCAAGTAATGTGTTTACTGATGGCGAAACACTAACTAGTGGTCATTCATCTGCTTCGACAGCAGTTTGTTCATCAACAACACAAGGCGCTGCTGTTAAAATAGAAGCTGGTACTTACTACATTAATGGTTTCTTTGTTGGTGTAGATGAACAAACACTAATACTAGACAAATATACAAACACACCAAGTTATCGTGTCGGTTTAACAATATCAGAAACTTTTGTTACATCAACAGACGACTCATCTTTATTAGATAATGCGACTGGCTCATCAAACGCAAACGCAACTGGTGCTCATAGATTTAAGATTGAGTTGACTCTTGCTAAACTTTCACTTACTTCAACTGCTGATGCTAGTTTTGTTGAATTATTAAGAGTGAATAATGGTTCTGTAGTTAATAAGGTCGTTTCAACCGAATACTCTGTCATAGAAGATACTCTTGCAAGAAGAACATTTGACGAGAGTGGTGATTATGTTGTTCGTAATTTTGATTTAGACCCAAGAGAACATTTAATATCAGGAACAAATCGTGGTATCTATGCGGCCGACTCTACATCTGCTGACGGCAATACTGCAAGTGAGTCTAAGTTGGCATTAGGACTTTCACAAGGTAAGGCATATGTTAAAGGTTATGAGATTCAAAAACACGGAACAACTTATGTCGACATAGACAAGGCTAGAGATTTTGATACTGCGAGTGGTATTGTTACTCGTGTTTCACAACTTCCGTTTGTTAATGTTACAAATGTTTTTGGTACACCAGATGTTGGATTCGTTTCTGGAGAAACAGAGGCATATAAGAAAGTAAGATTAGTAAATGCAGTTCATGCTACAAGAGGAACAGTACAAGTCAATAATGATGGTACGGTTTACGATATTGGTCGTGCAAAGAGTAGAGGTATAGAATACAATTCTGGAACTGCTTCTGGCGTTTTCATGTCAACAGGCTCTTTAACAAGTAACACATATAAACACTATCTCTTTGATACTGTAATGTTCGCCCACTTAAATGTTTATGGACCTGCTTCAGGCGCTCTTACAGATGGCGAAACATTAACTGGTGGTACTTCAGGCGCAACAGGTATTGTTGAGAGTATTACAGAATTAGGCGCTGCTACAGTAACAGGAGTTACACAGACAAACCCACCTGTCGTAACATGCTCTGGTGGACACAATTTCTTAGAAGGACAACAAGTCAAATTTGCAAGTGTTGGTGGAATGACACAACTCAATGGCAACTTCTATACTGTAAAGAATCCAGATGCAACAACATTTCAATTGCATGATGCTTCAACATCGGCCATAGATGCACCAGACCCGGTTGACGGAACTGGTTATACATCATACACATCTGGCGGAACAGCATCACACACAATCGTCATTCTATCAAGTGTAAAAGGAATATTCACAGAAGGCGAAACTGCAACAGGCGGTTCTTCTGAAAATACTGCTGTTGTACAGTTTGATGCATTTGGTTGTAAGGGATTTGAACAAAAAGTATTTGCACAAACAAAAGGTGTTTCAATGGCGGGTTCGCCAACATACACTGCTGATGTAGATTTAACATCAACATTTGGTGCTCACAAGAAACTAACAGGAACAATTTCAACGACTGCAGCTCTTTCGACTGCTGGAGATATACTATTAAACGGAACTACTGGTGCTTCAGCAAATGCTGGCGACAAGATTACACTAGAAGATAGCACTGGCGTAATATCTCAAGAATCACAGGCCGCAGATACAGTATTTGGTTCTGGAACTAAATTCACAACTGAACTACAGATTGGTGATTCAATTACATTTACAGACGATGGAAATAACACAATTACACGAATCGTAGATAGTATTGCTTCAGATACAAAGGCAGAGATGTCTGCTGGCTTAGGTAGCACAACTGCAACGACAGTACAGTTTACAAGAAGAAGAACAAAAATACAATCACCGACAAACGATAGTTTATTATTTAAGTTACCTTACAATGTAACTAAGACACTATTAACAGAAGATAATTCTGGATTAAGTGATACATCATTTAAGATTCGCAGACAGTTCGTTTCAACCCTTTCAAGTTCTGGTACTGCGACACTAACTGCTGGTACTAACGAAATCTTTACTGCACATTCAGAAGCAGATGTTACCGTTTCTATAATGACTAAAGGTGGTAGTGCAAGCGCTGGTGAAGTTGGAGATGTTATAACACTTTCAAGTTCTGGCGACTATACACTTGGTGGTTCACCAACAGGTAAAACTTTGGCAATTGATTTGGGTAGTACATTTAATGGAAGTAAAGTTAAGATTCTTGCAACTATTTCTGCTTCTGTTGTTGGTGCAAAAACAAAGACTGAAACAACAGATGTAACTAAGACTGTTGATACATCAGCTCTTGCAAGTTTAACTGAAATCAATTTAAACTATGCTGATGTTTACAATGTTCAGTCTGTTTATATGGCAGCTGACTTTGATACTGCAGCTGTTTCGACTGACCTAGACATTACACACAGATTTGATTTAGATACTGGAATGAGAGATAACTTCTATGATGTTGGTCGTCTAGTAAGAAAAGCAGGTGAATCTGCCCCAACAGGTAGACTTCTTATCACATACGATTACTACGCCCACGGCGCTGGTAACTTCTTCTCTGTTGACAGTTATTCGGGTATTGGATATGGCAGCATACCTTCTTATACTTCTGATGTTACTGGTGAAAAGTTTGAATTAAGAGATGTGTTAGACCTTAGACCAAGAGTTGACAATGCTTCAACTATAAATGCTGGTGATGGACAAGACAGACAGTATAGTGGTACAGGTGCTTCTACAGTTGAGTTTGCAAAATTTAATACAGACATTACTGCTGACTTAGAGTTTTATTTAAGTCGTAGAGATAAAGTATTCATGGCATCTAATGGCGACTTCAAAGTAATCTCTGGTGCTTCGGCAGTTGAGCCTATCGAACCTGAAGGTATTGCAGATGCTATGTTATTGTACAAGATGTTTGTACCTGCATTTACATTCAATACTGCTGATATTAAAATAACACCACAAGATAACAGAAGATACACAATGAGAGATATTGGTCGTATAGAGAAACGACTAGAGAATGTAGAATACTACACACAACTATCTCTACTAGAGGCAGAAGCACAAAATATGCAAATACAAGATGCTGATGGATTCGATAGATTTAAGAATGGTATCATTGTAGACAACTTTACTGGACACGGAATCGCAGATGTATCTGATGCAGACTATTCTGTTTCTATGGATATGGCAAACGGCGAATTGCGCCCTGCGTTTCATCAAGATAACATTAATCTAATAGAATCGGATAGTTCATTGGCAAATAGTACTGCAATGACTGATACAATTAGAACAACTAACGGTTATCAAAAGACTGGTGATTTAATTACACTACCATACACGAGTGTTTCATATGCAGAACAACCATATGCAAGCACCACAGTCAACTTACAACCATTTAATGTAATTGATTATGTTGGTACAGTAACAATTAATCCTGAGATGGACGAATGGATGGCAACAGAAACATTACCTGACCTACAGGTTGATATGCCAGGAACATTTGATACTTTAACATCTCTTGCTTCTGCTGGCGTGTTAGACTTAAATCTTGGTACTGTTTGGGGTAACTGGAACGAACAATGGTCTGGTTCAGTACAAGAAACAAACAGAACACAGAATACACAAGGTGGATTTGGTTGGAGAAACAGAGCAACAACAATTACAACTGAACAACGAGTTGGGCTCAGAAGAGCAGGAATTCGTACTGGTTTAATTCCGAATGCTGTAAGAACAAGTTTTGGTGATAGAGTAGTGAGTGTTGCGTTTGCGCCATTCATAAGAGCAAAAGATGTTGCCTTTACTGCAAAAGATATGAAACCTCTCACAAGAATTTTTCCGTTCTTTGATGGTATTGATGTTTCTGCTTATGTTACACCAACAGGAAGTAGTGCAGGTGCGGCCCTAACAACTGATGCGGCTGGCGAAGCAACAGGAACTTTTGCAATCCCCGACCCTGAAACTTCTGGTGCACCTAAGTGGAGAACAGGTAAGAGAACATTCAGATTAACAACTAGTTCAACTAATACCCTAACTGGCGATGTATTTACATCTGCTGAAGTTGATTATTCCGCAAAAGGAATGATACAACAGGTTCAAGAAACTATCGTGTCTACGAGAGAGGCTCAAGTTTCAAGAGAAGATGTTTCGGAAGAACAAACTGTTACGAGAACAAATATAAGAACAGAGAATACGCAAGTTTGGGGCGGTAGTCCTCCACATAGACATCCAAACAGGGATCCTGTTGCACAGTCTTTCTTTGTTGATTCTAGTAACGGCTTGTTTATTACAAGTTGTCAATTATATTTCTCAAGTAAATCAAGTGCAACTCCTGTACAAGTTCAGATTAGAACAATGGTTAATGGATATCCATCTCAAACAATTGTTCCGTTTGGTCAAGTGTTCGTAGATGCGGCTGATGTAAATATTTCTTCAGATGCTTCTGAGGCAACAACATTTACATTCCCAAGTCCTGTATTCTTAAAAGAAAATACAGAATATTGTTTTGTTGCAAAGTCTAATGACGACACATACACAATTTATACTGCGAAGATGGGACAAAAGACTTTAGATGGTAATAGATTGATTTCTAAACAACCATACTTTGGCGGAATGTTTAAATCACAAAACGGAAGTACTTGGACTGCTGAACAGAATGAAGATGTGAAGTTTATTCTTAATCGTGCTTCATTTACAGAAAACACAACTGGTACAGTTCATCTTGTAAATGATATAGTTGCGACTAAGACATTGAAACAGAACCCACTTACAACAACTAGTGGCTCTACTACGGTTACTGTTCATCATCCAAATCATGGTATGCATAGTACATCTGCTAATGTTACAATTGCAGGCGTTCCTTCAGGCTCACACAATGGTATTGCACACACAAACCTTAATGGCACATATACTACGATTGGAAATATTAAGTTAGATTCTTATACGATTACTGCACAAAACTCTGATACTGCTTCGGCGTCTGGCGAGTGTGCAGGTCTTAGTAATGTAACCGCAACTCGAAACATATTGTATGATGTAATTCAACCTGTTGTTGGTGCAATACAACCGCCAGGAACAGAATTGTCTGCTACAATGAGAAATACAACTGGAAAAACACTCGAAGGTTCTGAAAGTGAGTACTCGTTGTCCGCAACATCAAAGGCAATATCAGTAACATTTAATGAAGATTACTATATGACTGCGCCTCATCTAATTGCTAGTGCAATCAACGAAACGAATGAGATGTCTAGTAGTAAGTCATTTAATCTTGCAATATCTTTGTCAACACCAACAGACAGTAATAATATTTCACCTGTAATTGATACACAAAGATTGAGTGCGTTCTTAATACAGAACAGATTGAACAACCCAATATCAGGAACTACTCCTGACTTTGTTGAAGAAACAACAAATACTGGTGGTAGTGCTTCTGCTAAGTATATGACAAGACCTGTTATATTGACTAATGATGCTACGGCTTTAGATATTAGAATATCGGCAAATGTTCGTTCTACAAGTACAGTTAAAATGTACTATCGTGTTACGAGTGCTGAGGATGCAAGAAAACTAGGTGATGTTGCTTGGAGAGGATTCAATGATGACGGAACTTCTGATGCAACAGTAGACCCTGCGAAAGATGATGTTACATTTAAAGAACTTAAATTTAGTGCAAGTGATTTGCCTGAGTTTACTGCTTTTCAATTAAAAGTTGTGATGTCTGGAACGAATAGTTCGTATCCACCTATCTTACGAGATATGAGAGGAATTGCCTTGGCAGTTTAATCTTATGAAAGATACTGCTAAAGTTAAAGGACACGCCCACTTAGTTAGAGATTTAAAATCTCAAGCAATTGTCAATACTGATTCAGATGCTTATGCTCGTTACATGGCGAGAAAAAGAAAACAAAAAGAACAGACTGATGAGATAAGAGGCGTCATTCGTGATGTAAATGAATTAAGAACAGAGATGCGAGAAATCAAAGACTTACTTTTAGGTATTGCAAATGGCAGATAGAGTAGTAGCAGCAACAGACACACTAAACTACCTTAGACATGAGTTTAATGGTACGGCAGCTGATGTCGGTGATATTGCTGATTTATTAAGTGCAAGTAGTTATATTGCTTCTTCAACTGATGTTGTTGAGGCTATTGTAGCACTTAACTCAGAACTTCCTGAAATCACAACAGATGCGTTTGTATTCCCAGCATCAACTATGGTTTTTGAAGGCGCAA